TTTCTCTCGCGACCATGTGCGGCCAGTTTTATCTCAAAAACTTGGCAAAATGGTAGAGCGTAGGGGATTCGAACCCCTGTTAGCGGATTGAAAGCCCGCGGTCCTAGGCCTCTAGACGAACGCTCCGTATATCAAACGGTCTTGGTTGTTATCTTTGTCTCGCCAGTCTCGGGATCATGATGAACATGATGGGCATGAAACGTGACATCTGGATGATCTTTCTTCAATGAAGTAAATGCATCCAAATTGGCTTGTGAGTCATCATACAGATGCGCTGTCTTGTATCCGTTCTTGCGTATCTGATCAGACATCACTCGTTTCTTGCCTTCAGCTGGCGTTAGTCCAAGATTGCCTGCGCGATGCACATGGATCTGATTGATATCCAATCCAAATCTTTTCATGTGGTGTGCAAACTTATCCTTATCGTCAAAGTCTGCGCGAGCAGTAACAATCGCGACATTCTTGTTTTTCTTGTGTATACCCTTGATCTTGGCTAGCATCTTGCGAATTGGCTTGGCTGTCTTGCCAAACTTTTCCGCTGAGCGGAACTCGCTGAAGTCATAGCGATGACCTTTGGGTAGTTTGTGCGTATTGAATTCTGAGTTGGACAGACTCTGAACACGCTTACCTTCGTGGTTCACGACATGAATACGAAGACCATCTCCATAGTGGAATAGTGTCTCGTCCATGTCCGTGAAATGCACGGTATCCGAATTTGGATCTTTCTTTTCTGTCAGAAAAGACTTGAAGGTAAACATGTTCTGTCTCTCAATTATTCTTATTATTTATGAATGGCGGAAGCGGTGAGATTCGAACTCACGGGACCCGTAGGTCCTTCAGTTTTCAAGACTGACGGATTAAACCACTCTCCCACACTTCCATGATATTTTCTAGGACTCCACAATTGTCGGTGCCACCGCTCAATTGCGACTTCATTGGATTGCGCGACCCAATTGGCTTATCTCCACCCTGGCTGGGCTTCACAGATAAGCATCCTAGTAGGTGCCGCCAATATGACGACACCTTATTGGTTGCAGAGACAGGACTTGCACCTGTGGCCTTCTGGGTATGAGCCAGACGAGCTGCTTCTGCTCCACTCTGCGTTATTCTGATGTTTTCTGGTGTGCAGAGAATATAATAAATCCCTGCCAGGATTTGCGTTCGCTGATTGGCAGATCAACCGAAAGACAACTTATCCTCTTGCGGCTTCATTGCAATTCGTCCCCTGCACACTAGAAAACATCAGATGTTACTCTGATGTTTCTTGCCTCCGGATTTTACTCGCTGCGTTCTCGCCGCAGCTTTCATCCTCGGTGCCGCCCGTTCGTCCTAATCTAGTGCAGGACACGCCCTCGTTGCGTTTATCGAATATCAGATACTATCTGGTATTCATCACTTTGTCAACAAAAAAGCCCTCGCTGAGGAGGGCTTGTCTTGTGTGTAACGAAGTTGGAACTCCGTTTACAAGACAAGCCTCTCTGCTTGAATGGCTGACCATTCAGGCTTTAGTGTGACGCGATTTGAATTCTGTTTATGTGTTCTCTGTTTCATGTCTCTATTTAGTCGTCTCGTTTCATCATTTCTGTATTCTACTAAACTTTTTTTGGAACCACAAGGACTTTTTTTATCAACCCTGGTATTCGTTTTCCTCATGCCAGAGTTCAAAGTCCGAAATGCTAGCCTGCTCGTCAAGCCACTGCTCATATCCTTCCCAGAGGGTCGGATCGGCAACAGCCTCATCAAAAGAAGACTGCGTTTCGTTCGGGTTCATCGTTACCTCATCAATCAACTTACAAGCCTCAGTATATGTGGGTAACTGCGATATGTCAAGGCCTAAATTTTGTGAATGAAATCAAGCACTTAGCAAAAAGGGGCGCTTTTGGCGCCCCTTCTGTCAGTCTCTGCGTGTTACCGCATGATATGGAAACTTTTCCACAAAGTCATTGCGATACTCCCTCTGATAGTAGTAACGCAGCTCATGCGAGATTGCTCTCTCGGCACGACGCTTGTTTGCTGCCTCCAGAGCCTTCAAGAACTTTAGACCATACTCCTTGGCCTTGCTTCCTACTTTCTTTACCCAACAGAACTTCATTTGCTTACTCCTTGTACATAGAGCGAACGACATTGCGATAGTCCGTAACCTGCTTGTTGAAGACATTCTCATAGATACCAAAAAGATTGTCTGTGTGCTTGTTGACCAATCCAAACATCTTGGATGCGATATCAACCTGCATGTCTGTGACATCCAATGCAATTCTCTTCATCTTGTGCGTGAATGCATTGGCAGTCTTCTGGTTTTCTTCCGCCTTGAAAAACTTGGCAAGATATTCGTTTTCTTCCATTGTCCAGGGCCACATCGTGCGCCTCCATTGTTCGTCGCTCACCATTGAGCCGACATCATATTATATATGTTAGCAGGTGCAACAATTTTTTGCAAGTGCTAACAAATTTCCATGACAACTTGTCGCATGTCGTCGTTCAACGACATTTTGATTTGTCGTCGTTCGGCGACTTATGGAAGATTGTGGCTCGTATCCTTGAGCATCTTGGAGAAGCCGGGATGCAAGTTCTTGGGCATCTCGTTCTTGCCAAACCAATCAAATCTGTCATTCTCATAATTCAGATTTGGCATGAATTCAGATTGCTTTGGAATCGTGCAAAGAAATGTATGATACTGGAAATTAGGTCTACTATAGTCCGTATACATGTGCTTGAGCTGATCTCTGGTGATCTCACATCCGATCTCTTCACCAACTTCACGAACGACTGTATCCATGAGATCCTTGTCGTTCGTGTCAGCTGACCCGCCTACTGGTGAATATGTATGTGGGCAATCGCAATGCTTGCTTCTCTTGGCAATACCATATTTGCCTGTGTCCTGTGCATAGAATAATGCACCAGCTGCTTGTCTTTCGTTATCTTGTTCGCGTAAAAAAGATTTTAGTGTTTTCATTTTATTTCTTTCAGAGACAAGTGTATTTAGATCAGTTCAAGTAGTAGGGTTTACTTTTTATGACGCCTGTGTATTTTTTTTCATTGGGTATGATTTTCATGATACCTTGAGTATAGTTTTTGTAAATTTGTAAATCTTTGAAATCATCAAATGTGTTGACATAGTTATCTCTCAATGAGATCAATCTAGATGAACTTTTTGGCGATATAAATCTCAAAGGATTTTTCAAATTATATATTAGTTTATTGACTATTGTAAAATAACTATCATAAAAATTTTTTGAGATAATGTCTTTTCTTTTTTGAGCAATCATAAAAAAATTATTGATAACATGTGCCTGTTTTATCAATATTGAAGATGCGTCTGGATCCCAATAAAAATTTATTCTTTTTACATTTGTTTGATATAGTTTGCTGGAAATTTTAGTAGGATCTATTCCGTATGAAAATAAACACACATCAACAAAATGAAAACACATCTTGTTTTTTATTGACGAAACTTCTGGTTTGTCTATTCCAAAAATTACAGCAGTCTTCCTATTCGACTCGTATTGTTTTTCTATATCATACCAAAACCAATTATGAAAACTAAAATGTTATCCTATTTTCTTATACCAATCATCTTGATGGACAAGAGTGTAGTCATTGAAGTTTTTTGTATAATCAATCACCGTTATTTTTGTGTTTGGCAAATCAAAACGATTTAGTGTATCAAAAACATTACTATAAATTTCACCATTGTGATTCTCATCAACACCCGAAGACGAATCTCTACTAAAAGCACCCACAATTAGTATTTCATCTATCAACAAATTGTTATAGTAAAAAGACTCAAGAACATTCGTAGAGTCTATTCCACCCGAATATGCGAGAACAACATAGTCATGTTCATCTCTTATCTGCTGTGCTCTTTGTGCATACAATTTACTCAATGTAGCACTAGGTTCTGTTTTCCAATCACATTTGTCAAATATGTGGTCGTAATAATAAAGTTTTGGATTATTCAAATTTGATGCATCGTATTTTGAAAAACATCTTGTTCCATCATCATCATCATAATAATAACAATTCATTTTTTCCATAATTTTTCTCTTGACAAGCACTTGACAGAACGTTATATTTATAGTGTTGCCTTTGATCAATAATTATTGATTGAAGGTGCTTTTCTTGTCCTCATTCTTGTATCAAAGTCATTTAGATCAAATAGATAAATCATCTTGATTGAATTCGGTAAGTACTTGTCTGTCACTTGTTGTAAATTATTATCTCTTGCATTCTTATTCACAATGCAAAATGCATAATCAAATATAGTCTTTTTTTCGTAAAGTAAAATATCGTGTGCTTGTTTCATTGATGCTGAAGAATTACAAAGATCATCAATGATCATTGTTGGCTTCTCATTAGGAATACCTTCAATCCAATTACACAAACCATATTTCTTTTGTTCTTTGCGTATTGAATATGCAGTCAAGTCTATGTCAAGTGCTTTACCCACTAGAGGAATTGTAGCAAGCATTGGTGTAGATGCTGTTTCCAATCCAGCAATTTGAAAGTTGAAATGCTCAACTTCTTTGTATACTTTATAGTAAAACATCTGTGCAATTGCAGATGCAAAGTCTGGATGAAATAAACCGCGTCTTAGATAGAATTGCCATGTGTATGTTGTACCTGGTTGCTTACCGGGCATACCCTCGGGTTTTCTAACGATACAAATTCTATTGATGAACTCTTTGGTCCATTGATGCAGATCATCATATAGATTTTCAGTTATCATTTTCATGTCAAATTCCTCAATTGTGTATTTCTTCTGATTTTGCATTGAATCCATTTGTTGTATGTATTCACAAGCAACACGGACAACTCAAATTGATACTTTGCTTCGTAGTATGTGCATTCGCTTTTTGACTTGCATAGTCTGAGTATCTCACGGCGAAACACATTCTTACCTAGTTTCTGCACATCTTCATTCAATTCATCTGATGATGAGTAGTATTTCATCCAATCAGATTCCACACGAATCTTCTTTGTCTTACCCTTGACTTTCTTTCGTCCTGCACGGGTAAAGAGTTTTTTGCCAATATAAAAACGCCCATCGTTGGTGTTTGTGATTTTATACACAAAGCCAATGTGGTCGCTTATTTGTTCAGAAGTAAAAGGCGAATCTAGATAGATCCAGGGGTTTTCATAATCCATACCATTATATAGTATGGATTTTATTCTTCCTCATCGCTCCAGGAATCATCTTCCTCTTCGTCATCATCAAAGTCATACATGTGGCCACAGAATGGGCAATAACAATCCTTGCCCATTACTGCGTCTTCATCATACTCTATCGTGTATTCAGAGTCACACGATACACACATTAGAGTCCTCTCTGTCATATGACCTCGCATCCCCCTGCAGTGCAGGCCATCTCTTGTGTACCAGTCGTTGTATCACGTTTTTCATAATCTAACAGCTTTGACCAATCAACATTCTTAGGCATTCTTAGAAGCATGGCTTCATACTCTTCCTTGGTGCAATCCTGATAAGGTGCCTGCTTGTAAACATGATCAGAAAATGGCAAGAATGATACACCAGACATCTCGTCAAAATGCTCATAGACCCATGCACCAACTTCCATCCACTCGTCTTCCTTGACCGAGATGGTGACAGATGGCTTATGCTCGCAGAAATGTCTCTGATACTCAAGCCAAAGTTCAAGCTGCTCAATCGCAGTCATGTCCTTGCGAAATACTGCATTCTCTGGTGTCTTCATTGGAAATGCAAAGACATATGTGTGTTCTGGCTTCATCACATCGTCTTCAACAGGAAAGCCAGCATCAACCATCATCTTTGCCAATGGATCTTTCTTGTCAGCACGAACCGTGCGAATATAATATGGTGCATGTCTCGCATGAATACCAGATGCGGAATCAACCAACTGCGATACTGTTCCAGATGGCTTCACGCATGTAATCGCAGCCGAACGAGGAATGCCAAGTTTCTTGGCCCATTCAACATTCGTCTCGACAGCACGATTGCGAATAGCATTCAGAACAGAACGAAGTTCTTCACGACCCTTCTTGCCATTCGTGATTTCATTGTCCATGATACCAGTCAATGAAACGCCAAGCAATCTTTCTTCATCACAGTTGTTCTTCCACGTATTGCGAAGATACTTGAAGTTGGTCAGCGTTGACTGCCATGTGCCAAGAATTGTTGCAAGCCGAATCTTGCGATGAAGATCAACTGATGTATCTGCAGCGCGAACAACAACCTCAGTCAGGTTGCAAAACTCGCGATTACGCAAAATGATCTCGGAGCATGGATTCGTACCAAAGTCAAAATCTGGATTGCGACGACCATACTTCTTGGCCTGATTCTGTGATGCTGTGCGCGAGAAGATTCCGCGCTCACCTGACTTGGACTCATACAGCGCAAACCACTCCTTCATGAATACTGACATGTCTGGCTTACGCTTTGCAACGAATGAATTGTTGGCCAATGCTCTCTGTGCATTGTTTTCCCACCACATGCCACTCTTTGCAGTACGCATACCATCATCAGAAAGATCTGACAATGAAATGAGTGCTGAACGACGAACGCCACCAACGACGACGATCTCGGCGATCTTGCAGACAATGTCATGGCATTCAAGAGATGTCAACTTGCGTCCAGCAGCATTCTTGAAGATGCGTGTGACAAATTCAAACAGAGAGACAAGTGGTTCTGGACCAGATGCACGACCACCAAATGTCTTGAGTGGTGCGCCTGCGGGTCTGACCTTTGATATATCCCNNATCTGACCACCATAGAGAAGATGAATGATTTCCTTCAGAGCCTTGGCCCAACCAAGTTTTGAATCACCAACGACGACAGTGGTGTCGGACTCATAGAAATCTTCAGCAATGATTGGAAGCTGATCGGTGAACTTTTGTTCGACGGAGAAACCAACACCAGTTCCATTCATGAGAATGTATAGGATTTCGTCAAACGAACGAGGCGAGTCAACAGCAACGTATGAGCAATTGTATCCAGCAACATTCTCGCGAGACAATGCTTCACCAGCAGTCATGAGGCATCGCATTGATGGCATGATCTCTAGGCTGAGAACTGCGTCTTCCAGTTCACGACGCTCTTCTGGCTTTACCTTGTAATTGCAATGTTGCTTTAGATGATCTTCAAAGAAATCAAAGTATCTGCCAACAGTCTCAAACCAATTTTCGCGTCTATTCTTTTCTGGTAACCATCTTGAATAGCGCGAAAGGTGGATGAACGACTGATATTGCGTCGGTAGTGAATTACTCATTTTTGCCTCTTTATTGATTATTAGTTGAAAGTACTTTTTCTATAGGGAATACTTGGGATATTACCTTTGCAGCCTCAATGGCGATAAGCATGTGTTCTTTTTGAGTTCCGTTGCCTGAACGTAGATCTATATAGTGGACCCAAGAACGAAGGGTGCCCTTCATGTAAAGGCGAGAAAGAACCATTCCCTCAGGAAGAACAGATCTTGCAACTTCCTTTGCGATGCCCTTATCTATTGCCCAGTCATATGCATTCTGCGCTTCCATCATGACTCGCAGCTGCGCGGTCTTCCATTCGGAATTCAAATCAAAGTCTTCTACATCGATTGAATTCTGACGATTCTTCTTGTCCTGCAATCGTGCATCGCGGAACTCATAGCCAAGATCAGCAACAGCATATCTCTGAGAAAACTCTTGGAATACAAACGAACGATGGCGCAGAATCTGGCGCGCAATATCGCGTGTCGTCTCAATCTCCAATGTCATGTCAACCATTTCAAGCGGAGACCAATGCTTGTTCTTGATCAAGTAATTGACAAGTTTTTCCGATGTGTCGTTATTGAATTGATTGGCAGGATTGGAAACGCGAGCACAAAATGCAATTAGATCAATGGGCGTAATAATCC